CCCAGTCCACGGCGGTGCGCACCGGGAGGGCGTTGTTCTTGCCTTGCTCTTCTTCGAACTTGTGCACGCGGTACCCGACGCTGACGGACCGGATGATCCCGTCGCGGACATCGCCCCAAATCGGCTCGACGTCGGCACGCTTGGAAAACCGAACGGTCGCACGGCCTTCCTTACCAGTGATCCTGATGCTGCCGGACTCAACCACGCCGATCTGGTCTTGAAGGGAGTAGGCAGAGTGGGCATTCAGGAGCGGCGCCCCAGAATTCAGCCGTTCGGTGCGGACGTGCTTCGGGTCGAGCGAGAGCTTCTCAATAAAGCGCTTCCCACTCATCCAGTCGAAGCGATCAACAGGCGCACCAGTCGAGAAAATCAACTCGACGGTGCGCGCCGCCTCGTCAACGGTCGCGACATTTGCGCGGACGCTGAGCGGCGGAATCTCAACTGTGCTGGGTTCGCGCATCGGGACCCTAGCGTCTCAAGTCCAACGCGAAGGCGTAACCCGGAAAAATGTAGGGTATCGGTTAGCGCCGATAGAGCGACGGGCGCGGCGATGGCAGCCAGCCCTTGCGGTGAATGGCGACAAGATGATCTTGCACCGTCGTCCAGTGCAACCCGAGACGGCGCGCGAGGAACCGCACCGATGGTGGCTCGCCAGCGAACTGTCCGTACCGCACCATCTCCGCGTAGACCTCGCGTTGTCGATCCGTGAGGGGTTCTGGTGGGACCGCTCGATTCTCAGGGGCGGACGGAATCATGTGACGAGGTCGTCCTCATCGTCGGGCTCGTTGTCAGAGTCCGAAGCCTTCGCTGGGTCGATCTCATTCCGTTCGAACTCTGTCTTCTCCGGGTTCGGAATTTCTCGATGTTCCAGGTCGCCAGGCGTCACCATGGTGTTCTGGTCAGCTCTGGGAATCATGCGACCCGCACCTCCCGCGCGGCCTCGTGGTCGAGCTCGCGCCAGATCGTCACCAATGGGGCCAAGGGCCCATTCGGCTGTTCGCGCCCGAGGCAGGCGACCCGCAACGCACTCTTGACGTGCACGACTCGGGTAACGGCCGGGTTGAACGTCGCCCAGGCCGAGTCCTCGCAGTTCCACTCCGCGCAGGGCAATGTCTCGATGCGAATCGTGGAGCCGAGCACGGCCAGCATGTTCGCCAACGCTCCTTGGTTGATACCCGCGTATTTCTGGCGCCAGCCCTGACTGGATCCCTTGTGCGGGTCCTGCAGGAGCAGTCTCCTGTTTTCAAATGACCATTCCCGCACGAAGACCCGGACCGGATCGGAGACGCGCAGAAAAATCACGCCCGCGTTGAACGGGAACCGCGCCGACTTCGTCGTGTACGCGAAGTCGAAGTTCTTGTCCCAGACGTCGTCGAGCGACCGGAGCACCATCGTGTCGGCGTCCATCAGCACGATCCGATCACCCTCCGGGGCCATCTCCACGAGCTGCGCCCAATGGTCGAGTTTCTGGGTGTTCTGTTTGAATGACGATCGCGCGTTCGCGTGAATCATCTTCGGTTGGATCCGCTCGACGCGGACGTCCCACTCAGGACACGACCGCCGCGCCGAGTAGTCGAGCACGCGCGCCAGGCGCGACCACGGCCCTTGACCCGCTTCGAAGTAGCAGGCCTCGATGCGAGACTGGGTCACCGCTTGCCCCCGACGGCGTGCAGGAGGCTCCGACCCGCTGCCGCGGCATCCTCGGGTGCCGTCTTCTCCGTGAGCGCTTGCTGGAACTGCCCCGCCTGCGTCATCTTCCGCGGATCGCTGTCGAGGACAATGCCGAGATCGTCCAGCTTCTTGTTGAATTCCGCGATCTCTTCCATGAGGTCATCCGGGTCGTAGCCACGCTCTCGAATGGCTTCCGGCATGCTCGTGATCCCCGTCCGCACGTTCCGCTGGACCGCCAGGCCTTCGTTGACCGGATCGACCATCGCGAACGGTGGCGGCGTCCACTTGGCCATCGTGTCGACGTTCGCCTGGCCCATGACGGCCGCGGCCTGACGCGCCCAGACCCACACCGGATCGCAGAACTGGGGAATCAGGATCCGCCAGCGCCAGTCGTGAATCCGCCGTTCGTGGCGCATCCGAGACATCCGCGCCGCACTGAAGGGCATGTCCTGGTAGTCCCCGGTCAGGTCCTCGTACGTCACACCCAGACCGGTCGCAATCGCCCGAAGGACCGTCTTCGAATAGGCGTCGTACTCCCGAACCTGCGGCGGCTGCACGACCTCGACGGTCCGACCGGGCGGGACGTTCATGATCATCCCGGGCTCGAGGCTGTCGATCTCCGGGTTCTCCGTGGTGGTCGTGCCCAGTGCCGTCGCGCTGCCATCCACGTCGCTCGTGATGACCGCCAGACAGGCGGCGATTTTCTGTTTCATCAGCGTCGCGTCTTCGAATTCGTCGAAGTCCTTGAACCGGAGGAGCACGTTCGCGAACCACGACGCCGCGCGCACCTGCCCGCTCCGTGTCGGCTTGAAGACGTGCTGCACGCTCTCGGCCGGCACCCGGACCGAAGTGCCAAATCCCGACGAACTGGACCCGGGGTGTTCAGGGAAGAGCCAGTACGCGACCCGCCGCCCTATCGCGTCAAATTCCACCCCCTGGATGATGCGATTCTGGCTACTTGGGAGCGTGGACGTATCCTTCGAGGTGTCGAGGAAATCCGGATCGAGCACTTGGATCTGTATCGGGATCGGCAGGCCGTCGTCTGGCCGCCGCAACCGCCGCCTGACGATGCACTCCCCGGACTCCACGGCCGTCCGCATGACGAGCTTCTGAAGGCCGTAGAAGTCATGCCGGCCGTCGGCGTCACACGCCGTGGTCTCCGCCCAGGCCTTCCAGGCTTTCGCGAACCGCGGATCCGCCGTCGCCGGCTTCGCGACGATGCCCCACCCGACGGCGTCATCCGCGATGGTGGTCAACGCGCTCTCCGCATACGGGTTGTTCCGCACCAAATCCCTGGCGTTCTCTCGTAGGCGCGAGAGAGCCGGTCCGATGACCGCATTCGCGTCCCCGCTGCTCTTCCGCCACCCCTGCGTCCGGCGGCCACTGCCAGCCCCTTCGTAGTGCCGCAGCAAGAGCTCGGACGCCACGCGCGAGCGCACACGCCTGAGCTGCCACTGTGGCGCCACGGCGCCGACAACGCGGTCCAGCCAGTGTGAGCGGACGGTAATCTGTTCTGTGCCCTTCATCGGAGTCTCCCTCTCTATCGCCAGTGCGTGCGAAGCCACTCGTGTCGATTGAGCAGCGCGGAATCCCAGGGCTTGCATTGCCCGTGCATCACGACCAGGCGCGTATTCGTTGGCAACGTCCGCAGCGTACGGACCTGGTTCCGATAGCTGTAGACGCCGTCCTGCTCACTCCAGGTCGCTTCGCCGGCACCGAGGCACAACCCGATCCAGCCTTGGTCTGATCCGAAGCACCCCGCGGCCTTCGCTTGTTGAGGGCTCGTGTGCGGGTCGAACGTCGACCACACCTGCGACCGCGCCCCCGCCGTCATCAGGAACATGGACCCGTTGTAGAGGTTCCGAGACGTCCCTCGATAGATGACGAAGTCCTCGTGCCGGTCCCACAGCGGCGCCATATCGCCCGTCAACACGACGTCCAGGTCGAGCGAGACAAACCGGTCCCCGAACACGCGCGCGATCTCCGGGGAGAAGGCCTTCAGCCGCCGGTAGCAGCTAGGCTTCCGTAACCCGTGCGGACTCTTCAAGTCAGAGAAGTCGTCCCAGAGCGGCACCACCTCCACGCCGGCATCGAGCCCAGTCGGGTCATCAGTGACGCAGATGAACCGGTGCGGCCGCCGATACCGCTTGAGCACCATCCGGCGTAATACGTTCACGGCCTGCGCAGTGAAGTACGAGCGGTATCCCTCCGGCGGGCTCCACTTCCAACAGACCACAGAGAGGCTCACGCGACGCGCTCCCAGGGAATCGTGAGGCGGAGCGGCCGCCACTTGGAAATCCGATCCCGATCGGCCTTCGCCTCGGCCAGGCCATCGTTGTCCTGGCGTTCCTTCCGACCATAGACCGTGGTCTCCGCGTCTGGAATGACACTCGCGGGATACCGGATCAACGTGTCTGTGCGTACCACGATCGCCCGCGCGCGCGTCTGCACGCGATCGCGGAAGTCCGCGTCGGTTCCGTAGTATCCGCTCAGCCGTTCGTCGTACCCGCCGACGCGCTCATACATACCCGTCGTCATCAACCAGCTATTCGGGTGGGACTTCACGACCGTCATCGTCGGCGCATCCACACGAGCAAACCGGTAGACACACGCCGGCGTCAACGGTTCCGTCATCACCGCACGCCAGGTCGCCTCAGGCACGACGTGATCGATGTCCGTCATCAGGACCCACGGCGTCGCGGCCTGGTGCACCCCGAGGTTCCGACAGAACAACCAGTTCCAGCGCTTCTTCTCGAGCGCGCGATAGAGCCGTACTGACGCCAGGCCGGTGTCCTCGAGGACCGCTCGACGCTTCAGGGGCGAACAGTCGTCTACGACGATCACGTGTAAGGCCGCCCGGATGCCCTCCGCGTACGACCGCCACACCCGCTGCTGCTCGCGCAACATGCCAGGGTTCGAGAAGTACGGCAGGACTAGCGTCATCGGCCTCATGGACGGGCGAACACGAAGTCCTGCCCACGTTGTCGGGACACTTCCTGATACCCGTGCGACGCGAGCAGCTCCCGCACGAGTTCCGGCGTCTTTCCGTATTTCAGCGTGTGCTGCCGGAGCTCCACCTGAATCAACTGTGGATGACACCGTTCGATCGTTTCGGCAGCGCCGGTGAGGGCGTGCCACTCGTAACCTTCGATATCCAACTGCAGGAAGTCGAGATCGGCGAGGCCGAGGCTGTCGATCGTGATGACCTCAATGCCTTCACCGTCAAGGAGGATCCGATGCGATCCCGTGCTGCACCGCTTCACCGAGCACGTCCGGTTCGCTTCGCCAAGAGCTTTCGCGTGGACTTCCACCGTCGGCGGCACGTTCGCGATGAGCGCCTCGCGCGAGGGCCCGTCCGGTTCGAAGCTGATGACCCGATTGAAGACCTCGGCCATTCGCCGCGGCCAGAGTCCGACATTCCCGCCCGCCTGCAGCGCGGTCCGCTTTCGCTTGTTCTTGATTTGACTGAGGCTCCATTCGAGCGACTTCACATGGCGGAAGCTGAAGTCCCACTTCTCGAGGGGAATGCCATCAGGGAACCAGAGCCCGTCACGTTGAATCACGCCGCCCTCCACTGCTCGTTGAACCACGGCCACCGGTCGGCCGCGATGTGCGGCTTCGGCTTCTTCACGAGGACCACCTTCGCCGCCGCAGGCCATGGCGGCTGCACGCGCGAGATCCGAGGGAACCACGCGTACGGCATCCCGAGTGCCCCCCTGGCCGTCAGCGCATACCACTCCTGGTCGGTGCTCCAGACCTGCGCCACGTCCGGCGTCCACTCAGTAAACAGATGGTCCTGCGTGCCGGCGTCCCACGCGATCACCGAGCCCTGGTATTGCCGAAGGATGGGCCGGCCGAACCGATCGACCTCTCCTGGTTGACGCTCGTTGCGGAGCTCGTCGGTCCCGAGCGCCAGCTCGGCCGGCATGTCCACGATCGGATCCAGCGGGCCGACCACGAGCGTGTCGAGATCGAGATAGAGCATCCGTCCCGT